TTATCAAAATATTTTATTGTAATTTCATTAGGGTTATCAATATTCTCTGAGGTATTAGCAGCTTCAAAGCTTCCAGAATGAGAATTACAATGCTTTTTTGCATCTTCAGCATCCCAAGAATCTTTCTTATATCTCATAGCTTGAAGAGTAGATTTATTATCTTTAATTCCATAAATAAAATCAATACATTTATCATCATGCTTTGCAGCACAATTCTTTCTTGCAAATTTATCAAATCCACCAGGATCTTTTAATCTGCAAGCATGTTCATTAGGATAAGGTTTTTCTGAATAATCTTTTTGCTCAATTATTTCATCAAAATCTTTTTCATCAAAATCAGTTTGAATTTGTAAAGCTTCCTCAATATCTATTTCTTTTTTAGGTTTCTTTCCACCACCACAACCATCTTCTTCAGTATTATCATCTTCCTCATCAGGATCTTCTTCCTCATCAGGATCTTCTTCTTCATCTGGTTTAGGTTTCTTTGCCTTATCTTCAAAATCTTCTTCTAAATCTATTTGAAATTTAGATTGTCCTTCTGCTAAATCAATAATAATTTTATCATTATCAAAATCTAGAAAATAAAAATTATCATGTACTCCCTTAATATTGTTATTTTCTAACCATTGAAGAGTATCTAAATATGATTTAAAAACATCTTTATGAAAATAATAACCAACAGGAACACCAACTACATTTTCTTTATTTTCAAAAAGAGGAACAGCAGAAATTACAGAAACACCTTCTGCTATTTTAAATGTTTTAGAATCTATATATGCTTCTAAAGTATCTGTAATAGGAACCCAATAAAAACCAGTAGTTTCATTATAATTTGGTTTTTCTTTGAATCCCATTTTCAATAAATTATTTTCTGCTACTCCAAAAGCATCTAAACCAATTCTAGCATCTGGATGTGCAGGAACAGGAACAGCAGAAATTTCTAACAGTTCTTGTTTTGTAAATTCACGACCACCAGACCATCTTTGATCTTCATCCCGATAAGCAAACTCTTCTGGCTTAAATCCAACTGAAAATGAAGTTAAAAATCCATTCTTAAATTGATTCCAAGTCAATTGTGCTGCTTCATGGTCATCAAAAATAGGTTTAAATACAAGTTTCTTATTTTTATGATCTCTTTTGATTTTTTCGGTTTTAAAATGAGGATGGTCAAAATAATTGTGACACCATAAACCAACTGGATTCTTACGATAATTACCTAATTCCCATCCAGCTACACGAATAATATCTTTATCTCTATCTTCTGTTTCTGTAGAAGCAGTAGCCCAAAAAGATCTGGTTTTCTCATCCAATTCTTTAATTTCTACAGTAAAATCATTTCCAAGAATAGGAGTTCCATCTTTCGTTTTAACCAACAATCCATTTCTCTTAATCTGATAAGCCATACAATTCTCCCCTTTACATTATAATTGTTTTATAACTAACATTTTGAGCTTTAAATCTGTCTTTACAAAAATAAGCCACTAAATCAGAATTATATTCTTTACAACTACAAACCACAATACAACAAAATTTATACTTTGTCCAAGAATGAAATGCACAATGACTTTCAAATAAAGTAATAACACCAGTTATACCAGCATCTTCATCAGGAAGATTTAAAACAGCAGCATCAAAATAAAATGATTTCGGATTTTCTCCTTTTATTAATTCTGGTGGAATTTTTGTCATATCAATAACATCAATCAAATCCTCTAAAGAACTATTCATAAAATCAATACTATTTATTAAACTTGGATCACAACCATAAGCATAAATTTGGGTAGTTTTAATGCTTTTCATACCCATCTCCAACATCTATACTACAATCACAAGAAAGATTAAAATTTTCACCTGGAAATTTGCATGTAGAACTTCCCAAGTTAAAAACATCATTAGAAATAAATTCTTTTATTCTTCCCCTATGACCACATTCATTACTATGTATAATCCACTTCTTTTTATATCCAAGACTTTCCAATATTAAAAACTTAGAATAGTTTATACACGAATGAACACCAGTATTGCAAATTTTTGCAAGTCTTGGATTTACATCAAATTGTTCCATCCATTTATCTTCTGGAAAGCTAGAAAGAGTATTATAAAACTCTCCAGACAATTTAGATGAATAAATAGATACCCAAGAATTTTCATTTGAATCAACTAAAATACTTCCTATTTGCTTTTTACAGAATCCAAAAAAGGAATTAATTGTAGAAACACACAAAAATTTAAATAAAGTTTCAAAAGTTTCTTTTTTACTCTTTATACTAATTAAACTTTTTAAAGAATCCACCCAAACATTTCTAAAATAAAATTCAGAAGCTAAATCTCTAGATATTGGAAAAAAAGATCTTCCCTCAGTAGGTAAATCATCTCTATCATCTGTACCATCAGGATTTACATGGGGTGTATCTCCATCATGTCTACTAGGATCAGTATCATTTGGATCTTTAGGTGCTGTTTTAGCCTTAATTTGTGAATCAATCCATTCTTCTAATTTATCAAGTGGTATAAATGAATTTGGAACATATAATTTATCTCCTTTAGCTATTGGAGGAAGCTTATGTGTCTTCTTTCTAAATTCATTTGGAGTCATAGTAGGAAAACCAGACAAATGTATTCTAGATTCTTGAACTTCTATTTGTCTATCTCTTGGAATAGGATTATCATGTTTTAATTGTAATTTTGAATCAAATTGAGATAAAATTCCAGAAGTTAATTCATCATCCCAAATATTTAATCTTGGTTCTATACATTCCCTATTAAAATTTATATCTACATAAACTGCATTTTGTCGATTATCAGAACCCCCCATTCCAAGTTTTCCAGGTGGAACTCTAAAAGCAGCAAAAACCATTTCTTTTGTCCAATTGGATAAATGTAAAAATTCAAAATCTTTATTAGCATACTCCATTGGAATTGGTTTTAATCCAGAATCCATAACAGCAATATCTTTATAAGTTCTTCTATTTGCTCCATAAGCATCAATCCATCTCTCTTTAATATCTTTTGCTTTTGGAGCATCAAGAACTGCATCAGTAGCTAAAATCATATCAATACGAGCAGAATTAGCAAAAAAATCTCTTTCATAAATCTCTACATATTTTTGAATATCTAAAGCATATGCTTGTTGTTGAATAGTAGAAGCACCAATAAACATATTTTTTGGATGGGGATATAATAATAAAATTAATTCATTAATATGAAATACAAATTCACTTCCACTGATATTAAATACATAATAAACATTACTTGGAAGAATTTCATTAGAAAATTCTATTGGTCTTCCTTTTGAATCATATACTCCCATAAAATTATTCATGTTTAAAGGCCATAATTCCCAAACTTGTCCTAATTGATTTCTAGCTTTGTAAATAGCCGTCATTCCACACAATTCAAGTTGTACTTGACAAAAAGATTTAATAAAACGAAAACTCATTAAAGGATTTGGATTTATAAAAGGTTTTGAAAATATTTTATAGGCTGGAGAATCAATAGGAACTTCTTCACTTGTATCTGTTCTATAAAACTTAAAAGGAATAGCTGCAACACGATCTTTTATTAAAGAAACACAAGTAGAAACCCAACTACTATATTCTGATAATTGAGCAATTGGATTTGTTTTAGAATCACCATAAATATTTCCTTTTTCTCTTGCTATCATTGTTGACAACTGACTATATGATTTTTTTCTCCAATTTATTTCTAATCTACCTAACTTCATTATTTTCTCCTAATTGCCTTCAACTTTAAGTAATTAAAATTGGTTTTGGCAAATTAATAAATATTTGGTCCTGAACCACCACGAATAAACTCTTTCATCCCTTCTCTACAAAACCAAATACTCATAACTATATCACTTGTAGGATGAAAGGGATGATTCTTAAATTCTTCATGTAATCTATACCACAAATTTTTTTCCTTATCATCATCAATAGAAAAAGATCTATCAAAACAAAACATCCATTCATTACTCTCAAATTCTTTCTGTATTGCTGGTAAACCATTATTTGGATCTGCTTTATTCTTTCCAGTGGTAAATCCTTCAATTTTTATCCCATATTTTTGTAATTTCCCTTCTCCTAATTCAGTAGTCAACATATCAACAATTGTGGACTGTACAGCATTATTTTCAGCTTTATAAACCTCAGTACCATAAACTTTCCACGTTTCAACAATTGCTTCTATTAAACCAACAGTACCAGAAAAAGCATATAGAGCAACAGGAATCTTTTTACCAGTAAATTTATTAACACAACAAATAGCTAAAGTTGTACCTGGACGTTTCATACCAGCAAAATCTATTCCTCCAACAAAAATCCAATCTCTCATATCATCTATAACTGATTTTGGTTTTATACCATAATGACAACAATTTTCAAAATTTGGAAAAGTTTTATCTTTATCACTATATGGAATTAAACGATAACCACGATTAAAATCTCTATCACCAATTTCTCTATGTCTATTAATAATTTCTTGTTTTCCAAATTTTGACCATAAAGGAATATCTCTTTCTAAACCAAAAGAATCTCTATAAAATAAAGATTCTTTATCTTCATTCACACCAATTTGCATCCAAGACCACATAGGATTATTCATTATATAAGAAGAAATATCAGAATTATGAACAATAAATGGAGAAATAAAATCATGGCTAGGAGTAGTTATATCATAAACATATCCAAAATAATTTCTCTTTTCTATTTTTCTTATTTTTACAAATAAATTATCTCCTTCAATATAAGCTTGTTTCTTATCAATTTCATTTATTCTTAAATTATAAGAATTTCTACAATTAATTTCTGTTTTTCCCCAACCAAAATCTACAGTTTTAATTTTTCCTTTACTATCATTATTTAAACTAGATATTATTCCAAATCTTAATAGATTTAATTGAATTTGAAATAATAATGTTTTAGATACAGAACAAATATTTATATCTTTTCCATTATTCCAACCATCTCCATCAGAGTAACCTATAAGAAATTCAAAAAAATAATTTTCTGGTAATCCAAAGAACCAACTTGGAATCTTTTTCTTATGGCTATATTCCCCAAAGTTTTTTGTCAACCAATACGCTAATTGTTTACAAGATATTTTTAAATTACAACTTCCTCTATCTGTATAATCTTCACCAGTATAAATACCGTATTTCTCAAAAAATATCTTTACATCATTTATATATTTTAATTCCTTAGAGTTAAAAGAAAATCTTATCACATCTCTATTTCTTTTAATAGTACCGTATGTAATACTTCCTTCAGCAACCCAATAACCAACAATTCTCCAAAAATCTAAATCCTCAAAAATTGATTGTGGAATATTATTAAATTTAGTAGTTTGTATTTTATAAAAATGAACCAAATTATATACTGTACCAACAGAAATATTATATTGTTTAGCAATTGATTTATAAGTTATATTTTCTTCTATTAATTTTTGTAATTTCTCTTTAGAAGTAAACTCTAAAACTTGTTTTGGTTTTTTAGATTTATGTACTCTATCTAATATAAAGTAATTTAAACAATGTTTTTTCCAATCTCCAGAAAATTTTGGAATAGGTATAATCAAATAGTCTTCATTTGTTAATTTATTTGCATATTTATAATTTTCTCTTGTAAAAATTTCATGGTCATGTGTACATTCAAAATCAAAACAGGAAAAATAATAAGGAATTATTTTATATAATTTTCCTTTGTACATTCCTTTATGTATTTTTAATACTTTTTCATATATTCCATTAGAAGTTAATACATCATCTCCTACTCTAATGTTCTTAATATGATTTAATCCGAATTTTGTTAATAATTCCGAGGACTTAGCCAGAGATTCATGCCATTTATTCATCATTACTATTATTTCTGCATCAGGATCAGTAACCATACGAGACAACCAAACATTTTTAAAAGTCATTTCAATTGTTTCTCTAGTTGTTGGTTCTAATACAGCAGTTCTTAAATCTTGTGGATCATCAAATATTAAACAAGTAGCTCTACCACCCAAAGCACCAGACAAAATAGAAAATGCTTGTATAGATGGATCTTTAGAAAATCCCTTTCTTGTAACAATTAATTTTTTAGAACCCCAAATAATAGTAGGTGAAATATGAGGACACATCTCTTTAAAATCTTTATCTCTAGCAATATAATCTCTAATAGATCTTACTCTATTTATTGCTTCTTCATCTGAAACATGAATTATCTTTATCAAAGCTTCTGGGTTATTTGCCAAAATATGTAATGTTAATCCAACACACATCTGTTCAGTGTTGTTCGTGCATGTAAAATCATGTAAAAGAAATTTATGATCCTCATCAAGACCAAAACCAAAATATTCTTGTTCTCCTATTGACTCCACTTTAAAAGAATATTCTAAAGATTTTCTTTTTTCTCTTCCTCTATCATTTCTTAATTGTGCTTTTTTTTCTTTACATGGAATTAAATGAACATCTCCACTTATAACAATTCTATAAAATGTGGTTTTATTATAAAACTCTTCTGCATGTGAAACAGACAATCCAAGTGATCTACAAAGAAATAATAAATCATCCCTAAAATCAATAGATTTAGTAAGTGTTTTATAAGATTCTCCACCATTTACACTTCCATGAAGATCTAAATATCCAGCTAAAACTTGTAATCTTATTTCCCGACTATTATGTAAATATAATTTATCTATTTTATAATCTTTTTCAAAAATCTCTTGTCTTTCTTCAAAATTTTTTCTTTTAAGTGAATACTTAGTTTTTAATTTTTTAAACTTCCAACCATTTTCATTTTTTATGCTTTTATTTAAATATTGACCAATAGATGTTTGATGCAATCCATGTTGTTTTGCAAAATCTGTTTGATTATTTGAAATATAAATTAATCCTTCTGGAGAAACTGCTTTAAACCATTTTAATCTTCTAGTATTCTTTCCTTGCTTATTTCTTGGAATAAAACAACAGTTTTCAAAACAATAGTTTCCGTTTACATCTAATCTTT